CCTCTAAAGGTAGATTTACTTAGTAAGCATATATTTGATCACGCAGAAAAGGTTGTATTGCTCTCTGCTACTATTGTTGGAGTTAAAAGTTTCGCTAGGTCACTAGGTATTAGTGAAGATAATTTTGACTATATTAACATTGAGAGTGATTTTGACCCTAAAAAATCTCCTATCAACGTATATAAAGATACTCCTTTGAATGCTAAAAACTTGGTATCTACATTACCTAAGTTAGTTGAGAGGATTGAAGGATTACTCGATCATCATCCAAATGAAAAGGGTATTATACATACCCAGAGTAACAATATTACAGAATATATTAGAGACTTTATCAACGATAAGTATCGTGGTCGGTTGTTATTTAGAGAACCAGGTGTTAGAAATGAAGCTCTGCTTGAACAACACGCATCAAGTGATGAGCCTACTGTGCTCGTGAGCCCATCAATGACATATGGAGTTGATTTGAAGGGAGATTTAGGTAGGTTTCAGGTTGTAGTTAAGTTACCTTTCCTACCATGGAACGATAAACGAGCAGAAAGAATACGCAAAGTAGATGAAAAATGGTATACTCACAAAATGCTCTCTAACTTGATACAAGCTTGCGGTAGGACGACCCGTGGTAAAGATGATCACAGTACTACCTATATAATGGACTCAACGTTTTTGCGTATTTTAGATGTATATAATGAAGATATACCTTCTTACTTCTTGAAACGCCTATGAAAATATAGCGAGTTTAATAAATATTATTATTGAAAACACAATACTACGGTTTTGAAATTAAAGATATTATGAGGCAGTTTGTTTCTGCTTTCAATAGTATCATTATTAATAGGTATAACAAAGATAGAGCAGTACAAGAAAGAGTTCAAGCTAACTTTGTTTATTCTCCTAAAGAAAGAGTAATACATGATTTGGTGAATAAAAACCAACATCTGAAATTACCCGTAGTAGCTGTGTCAATGAGTAGCGTATCCAGGGATAATGAACGTGTGTTCAATAAAATCCCTGGATTTTATATATCAAAAGCCCCGTCTGTTAGTGGTGGATCTTTTGATACCAACTTTATGCCCACGCCTATACCTGTTAATATAGGGGTTAATATGGATATATTAACAAGGTTTCAAACTGATATGGATCAGATTCTTAGTAATTTTATTCCATACAATAATCCTTATATTATTATAAGCTGGAAAGTGCCTAGTTCTCAAAATTTAGTTAGTGATCTTGAGATTAGATCTGAAGTCCTGTGGTCTGGTAGTATTACTCTAGACTACCCAACAGAGGTTTCCGGTACTCAGCCATATAGAGTGTCAGCTGCTACTTCCTTTACGATTAAAGGATGGTTGTTTAAGAAGAATGTCGATAATAATGTCGCTAATATCTTTACAATTGATCAAACATTTGTACCAGTAAGTGGTTTTGAATATGAGTAGATTTATAAAATACAATTCAGCACTAACTAGTGTAACGAGTTTTAGTGGTAATTTTGATAATATTGAATTATCTGGTAGACCACAGTTTACAGGTGACTTTAGAACTACTTTATTGTGCGGTTTTTCCGCTTCTAAAACATTTGACGGGTATATGTTTACAAGTGTAACAAGTGTTATGTTGAGTTCTAGTAATAACACTAATATATTTGACGCGGGTTATACGTTATCTGCTTATAATTTTTATAATGAGCTTACTAGTGTTAGTACTAATATGACACCATCTACTTCAATCTCTGCAAATTATCCTGAAGTTAGTGGTTTTCCTATTACTACATATACAATAAATAATGATAATACGTTTACAATATCATTTCCTACAGTAACTGCTACTGGAACAGTAGATGTTATAGCTATTAATCCAGCTGGATATGGTATTTTTTCGAATGATGTACCAGCAACAAGTGGTATAGTAGTAGAATAAAAAAATGGATACAGGAAAGCAATCAACATTTGGAAGAGGTTTACAGCAATTCATCTCTAGCGCATTACCCTATAGATCTCCCGCCGCTATTATTGACGATGTACAAGGGCAGAACCCTAAATTTAAAGATTTTTACAGTGCAGGCTCTCTTAGAGGTGATTTGTTATCTAAACACTCTATAGTAACCCCTAAAGTTCCTGAGTCTGATCAACCTATAGGTAACTTTTTAGCAGATAGAGCGTACAATCAGTTAATGTACGCTAACTTAGACGTCGATAAAGGTCGTCGTTTAAGGGATTATAGAGTGATGGCAGCTTTTGCAGAGGTATCTGATGCATTAGATGAAATTTGTGACGAGTTCTTGTGCGAAAACGACATGGGTAATATTATTGAACTCCAATTCAGAGATGTTTTCGATTATGACCCACTAGTGTATAAACAATTACAAGAAGAATTCGATAAATTCATTAATATTTTTGAATTAAAAGAAAAAGGATGGGAATATCTTCGATATCTCCTTATTGACGGAGAATTATATTTTGAAAACATAATTCATGAAGACTATCCTGATAGTGGTATACTTGGAGTGGTAAATATACCCACTCACATCATTGATCCTGTATATGATAACTATCAAAACATGTCTGTTAAGGCATTTTTGTTGCGTAAATTAAAACATCATAAAGATGAAAGAGAAGCTCCTACCGCAATGGTGAAGGATAAAGATTTTATCCCGCTTGATAGAAATCAAGTTACTTATATTAATTCTGGTACATGGAATGAAGATAAAACCTTTAGAGTTCCGTTTATTGAAAATGCTAGAAGAGCTTATAGACAATTAACTCTTATTGAAGACTCAATTATTATATATCGATTAGTTAGAGCCCCGGAGCGTTTAGTATTCAATGTCGATGTAGGTAATATGAGTCCACCAAAGGCTGAGTCTTACATGCGAAAGTTGATGCAAAACTATTGGTCTAAGAAAACATTTAATTTAGATCAAGATAAAAGAGTTAATTCGTTTAACCCGCAATCAATTCTTGATGCATTTTGGTTTCCAAAGAGAGAAGGTAGTGAAGGTACAAACGTAACAACATTACCAGGTGGTCAGAACCTAGGTGAGTTACAAGATTTAGTTTACTTTGTTAAGAAGTTATACAAAGCTTTAAAAGTTCCTACTAACAGAGCAGAGCTAGAGAGTTCATATCAAGCTGATGCTAATGTTTTAAGAGAAGAGCTCAAATTTGCTAACTTTATTGTGAGGTTACAAGCAAAGTTCGCTAAGGGTTTGAAAGAATCTTTTGTTACTCATCTTAAGCTGAAAAATTTATGGAAGAATTTTGAGTTAAGAGAAAATGCTTTTGATTTAACATTTACTCCTCCTCGTAATTATTATGAATTACGTAAGCAACAAATACTCGACCTTAAGTTGAATAACTTTAATAGTATAACTCAGAATGAGTCTATAGCTAAAGGATACGCTCAAAAGATATTCCTTGGTTGGAATGACGAGCAAATCAAAGCTAATAGAGAATGGCTACGCAAAGATGCTGCTCTACAGCACGAGATTGCTAAAATACAAGAAGGTGGTAGTGATTGGAGTTCTGGTGGTAGCGCGCCAATGGCAGGCGGAAGTGCTGTTGATCAGGGCGAAGAAACTCCACCAGAGTTTGGACCTGCTCCTACAGAACCAGCCGGAGAAGAGCCTCAAGCACAAAGCCAACCGCAAGAGACCCCTCCGGAAGCCTAAATAATTATAATGGCAACTACAACATGGTCTGACTCCTTATTAAGTGGGGGTAGTGAATTATTCTCTACCAATCTAGCTAATAAAATTAGTAGCTATCAGAGTTTAGCAGATAGAATATGCTATGACTTAGGATACCCTTTAGTTAATTTAGAGATTCACGGTCGCCAGCTTTACACGAATATTGCACGCGCAGTGGAAATGTTTAGTAAGTTCGCTGGTTATACGGAAGAGTTTTTAGTTTTTGATAGTAATTTGTATACACGTGGTAAGGGTCTTAATATAGAAAAGTTAATGACTAATACCCCTGAGTTAACTGCATCATATTCTGAAACATTTCAAACAGTACGTGCCACTACAAATACAGTTGCTACTCTGACATCTGTAAACTTTTTAGCTAATTCTAATGATGAGTTTATTACATTATTTCAGTTTGATGTTTCTGATATTTTAGTTGATCCATCAGAGTATACCTTTACAGTAACCTTAGATGATACAAATACTCAAATTACTAAACTACTATCAGTCGCTACTTCTGGTAATCCAGAAGCTACAGTAAGTGAGAATGAGTTCGGTACTGTATTTACAACTACTAGTGAAATATTTTCATTAAGTACAACTATTGAAAGTAATTTAATCACTATTGGTATGGTACTCAACTCCGATAAAGCTGGCTCTATTGTCGCTAATAGAAATGCTACGGTTATAAGCGATACGACAACAGTATCGTTAACTACAAATTCACCTATTATTGCTAATTTTGACGACCTAACTAAAAGGTATCGTAAAGTTATTGATTTATATAGCTTTGATGAAGCTAGTAATACTAGTGTTCATAATTTATTCACTATCGAACAAACATTAGCGCAACAAACATACTTTAGTTATGCAATGGGTAACTATGGATTTGATTTGATTAGTTGGTATATATTAAAACAATGGTTAGAGACAAGATCTAAAATGCTCTCAATACAGAGAACATTTAAGTTCGATGAAAGAACTCAACATGTTGTCTTATACCCTGAACCTAAAGCAGGAGAGCGCTTCTATGGAGTATTTGGCGCATATGTCGAGAAGCCAATAAGACATATGATTGTTGAGCCATGGGTGTTTCAATATGCTTTAGCATTAACTAAAATAACAATAGGTAGAGTTCGAGGTAAGTTTGGTGGTACTCAGTTATTCGGTGGTGGTACTCTTGATACATCACTACTGCAAGAAGGTCTAGCAGAGAAAAAAGAGTTGGAGCAAATGCTTTTAACAGGTACACCGGGCTTCGGTGATGCTGCTCCACCTAGTTTCTTTGTAGGATGATACATAAAAAAGGTAATTTTAAAAAAGGTCTATATAGACCTAAAAATAGAAATAAGTACGTAGGCCAAAAGCACCCTGAGTATCGTAGCTCATGGGAACTTCACTTCTTTCAATGGTGTGACCGCAACCCTAATGTATTAGAATGGGCAGCTGAAGCGGTAGTTATACCATATACTTCCCCTGTAGACAAAAAAGTCCATAGATATTTTGTTGATAACATATTAATACTAAAGGAAGGAAATAAGAATGTAAAATACCTGGTTGAAATTAAACCTTTCAAGCAGACAATGCCACCTATTTTCTCAAGAAGAAAGAAAAAAGAAACATTATTACATGAACAAGTCACTTACGAAGTTAATAAATCAAAATGGGATGCAGCAAACGATTGGGCCAACAAAAATGGGTATAAGTTTATAATATTAACTGAGAGAGAATTATTTCCTGAGAAAAAATAGTAGTATAGTATAAATATTTAATAACAATGGCATTTAAACTTTTAGTAGAAAAACCGGATCTTAGCGATTTCGAGTATATAGTCGAAGAAAAGAATGCGAAAGAGCCTTCAAAGCTTTATATTCAGGGCCCGTTTATGATGGCTTCTGAGAAAAATCGTAATAACAGAGTCTACGACCTCGATGAAATGGCTAAAGAAGTTGAACGCTATACAGCAGAGATGATTAATGAAAATAGGGCGATGGGGGAACTCAATCATCCTACTACTGCTGAGGTAGATTTAGAGCGTGCTTGTCACGTCATAACAGAACTCAAACAAAAAGATAATGTCTTTTATGGTAAGTCCAAGGTTTTAAGTACACCTTGTGGTCAGATAGTAAAGAGTTTAGTTATGGACGGAGTTAAAGTAGGTGTTTCTAGTCGAGCTCTTGGTAAGCTTGATGAAGCTCCTGATGGTATATCTCAAGTTAAGGATATGAAGTTAATAGCCATCGATTGTGTTGCTGATCCTTCCTTCCCTAAAGCTTTCGTTAATGGTATCCTTGAATCTAAACAGTGGGTACTCGCTTCTGATGGTAAGTTCGAAGAAATATATAATAAATTTGAGAATAGTGTTAAGAATTTACCTAAAAAAGACTTAGACAATTATTTGAGAGAGCAAATAATTAGTTTTATAAAAAACTTTTAATTAACAATAAATAATTATGATGGACAAAAGCTTAAAAGAGTCAATAAAGGCTTTTATTAGTAATTTGAGTAACAAAGAGTACGCGAAGGCTAATAAAGACCTAAAACAAGCGATTGAATTCAAGATCCAAGAGAGGATCAAAAAAGCGTATAAGAAAGATTTATTTTAAAGATGAGCAACATTACAGACATATTAAAAGAGGCTGCCAAGGACGTTCTTACAGAGGAGACCCTTCAAGCAATTGAACAGGCCTTCACTGAACAGTTAGACGCGAAGGCAGAAGAGCGTTCTAAGATTGCAGTCGACGCTGCTCTCAATGAACAAGACGAGAAGTATGCTACTAAATTAGAGGCATTACTTGAGGCTATCGATAAAGATCACTGCCGTAAGCTTAAGAAGGTTGTTGAGTCCCTTGACACAGACAGAACTAATAAGCTCAAACAGATTATCAAGAAATATCAGAGTGAACTTACTACAGAAGCTAGCAAATTAAGAGACACTGTTGTTGAAAGTGTTTCTGATTACTTAGATTCTTATATCGATGAAGCAATTCCTGCTGTTTCTATTCAAGAAGCTGTTGATAACAAGAAAGCTTTAGGTATTCTTGAGAACTTCAGAAAAACACTTGGTGTTGATCTTGCTCTTGCTAATGAAACCATTAGAGAAGGTGTTGTTGATGGTAAGAAGCGCTTAGATGATGCTTCTAACCGTGTTACTGACCTTACTGAGCAACGCGATGCTTTAGCTTCTGAACTTGTAGAGCTCAAAAAGTCTATTCTTTTAGCTGAAAAGACAAAGAGCTTTGATGAAAAGAAGACAGCTTTCATTAATAAAACATTTTCTGGTAAAGATTTAGAGTTTATACAAGAGAATTTTGATTATGCTGCTAAGATGTTTGATAAAAAGCATACTGAAGCATTAGACGTTCTCAAAGAGTCGGCTCTTTCTAATTCTAAGGTTAAAGATAATGTTGAACAAAAGCTTACCGAAGAAAAGGTTGAGCCGAACCCATATCTTAGTGAATTATCCAGAATTATCTAATTTTAACTTGTTGAGGTACTCGTTACCTGATCTCCAATGTAAAGGACCCTTTTAAACCCAATATAAAAAAATATATGAACGAAACAAATACAAGACCAAATACAAATTATATTGACGGTAGTAGGGCCGCACAGTTGTTGGAGAAGTGGAGTCCAGTTTTGGACTATACCTCTAACAAGGTCGGCGCTATCCAAGATAGTCATACCCGTCTTAACACAGCCATGCTTTTGGAAAACCAAGAGCAATGGTGTTTGAAGGAAGCCAACGTTGCAAGTAATACTGGTAGCGTTTTTGGCGCTAATGCAGTAGGTTCATCTGGCCAAGCTGGTGGAGCCTATGGTTCAAGTGATTCTTACGCGCAGGGTGATGCTCGTTTGCCTAAGATCTTGATCCCGATGATCCGTCGTACATTCCCTGAATTGATTACTAACGAAATCGTCGGTGTTCAGCCAATGTCTGGACCTGTTGGTTTGGCGTTTGCCTTACGTTACAAGTATTCTCAGAAAGCTCTTGATGGTGGTAACGCCGCCGCTCCAGCTAATCAGGCTTATAACGTTGCTGGAAGCGCATCCACAGGATCAGCTGGTGTTACTGGTGAATTAGGTCATAATCATCTCGATTCCAGATTTACTGGTGCTGAGTCAAGTGATGTTACATCACTTTCTTGGACAGGTGTTGATGGTGTTGCTAACGGTGTTGCTATTTCCGGTATTGACGCTGGTTTTGCCGCTGCTCTTAGCACATTTGAGTTCGAGAACGCAGAAAACATGCCTACCGTTGAGCTTAGCTTCGAGAAGACAGCTGTTGAAGCTGGTACTCGTAGATTAGGAGCTCGCTGGTCTGTTGAGCTTGAGCAGGATCTTAAGAACATGAATGGTATTGATGTTGACGCTGAGTTAACAAATGCTATGTCTTATGAAATCCAGGCTGAAATTGATCGTGAAATGATTATTCGCATGATTCAAGCCTCTTTAGGAGCAGCTGGTGGTGTTGGTACATCCACATTCAACGTTGCTTCTGCAGATGGTCGCTGGGTCGCCGAGCGTAATCGCGCTTTCTATCAGAAGTTAATTATCGAAGCTAACAGAATGGCTGTTCGCAACCGTCGTGGTGCTGCTAACTTTATCGTTGCTACCCCACGTGTTTGTGCCATCCTCGAAATGTTGCCTGAATTCAGCTGGATGACAGTTGAAGGTAATGTTAATACATCTCCTGTTGGTGTTGCTAAAGTCGGTAATGTAGGTGGACGTTTCAATATCTATCGCGATACTCGTACAGAAGCTAATTACAATATGGGATCTGGTACTAAGGTTGAGTACGCATTACTTGGATACAAGGGCCCAGAATATTATGATTCTGGTATCATTTACTGTCCTTATATCCCTGTTATGGTTCAGCGTTCTATCGACCCTAACGGATTCTATCCTAAGGTTGGTCTCCTAACACGTTATGGTGTTGTTGATCATCTCTTTGGTGCTTCCAATTACTATCACACTGTGTTTGTAACTGGATTAGAAGACGCTATCGGTGGCTATAAAGCATATCAGTAATTCAGATAATATAAATTAAAAACAAAAAAGGCTCGCGAAAGCGAGCCTTTTCTTTTATATGGGTAGTAAAACTACTGTCTACCTGTCTTAGCCCAAGGAACTTCTTCGTTCCACATCTTATCTTCGATCAAATGTTCATGAGAGCATCGCTGAGGGTTGATATCCCAACCACCACGCCTTACATACAAACAAGTAACAGATAGCTGTATAGGCTTATACTCATCCCATAAACGCTTATAGATGGTCTCACAAATCTCTTCATGAAAGTGACATTCATCTCTAAAAGATACGATATACTTAAGCAAACTATCATGAGTGGGTAAGTAGTTACCCTTCATCTTAACATATACATCGCCCCAGTCTGGTTGTGAAGTAACACGACAATTACTTTTTAGTAGTTTAGAGAATACTCTTAGTTCTTTATTTTCTTCATAGCTAATAGTCTGTAAAATGGTAGGGTCTTCAGAGTATTGTTCAATGTCAAGAGAAACAAACTTATCTTCTAAGCATTCATACAATAGTTGATCCCTCAAAAACTCTCCGGTTCTATTCTCTAGATTGATAGGATCAAATAATTGTACCTTTACATCAGTCTCTAGTAGTTCGCTTAAATCTTTTTCAGCAGTTGTCTTAATATTACCAAAAACCTCACAGACGTCTTTACCTAGTTTCTCCATATTAAAGCTATTCCAATAAAGCTTCATAGATTTGGATTCTACAATGTATTTACTATTACAAGGATAAACTACTTTAGCCACGAAAGCTGTAGGGAGACCTGATTCTAGCAATGCAGATACTTCATATCCATTCCATACATCACATCCTACAAAGGGGAGACTATCATCTTCGATATTTAGATGTGTCCTATTGTTCGCTCTAGGTTCTCTCACAAGAAGAGATGGGTCGTATGTAGATTTATACTGACTTGATTGCCCTAGGTGCTTGCTAATTGCGCTGTTGTCTAATTTACTCATAGTTCTAAAAATGGTCTAATTTGATTATATCTTTCTTCTACTGTACCTGATAGTTTAATAACGTTATCAAAACATTCAATACCAATAGCATTATAAATGCCTACAATACTATCTCTAAATTCTTTATCTGCAGATCTTACTCCATCGTCTACTAACTTAACATCTCTAGGATCTGTATAAAAAATCTTAGCATACTTATTAACATAACAATCTAACAAACATTTAGTTAGTCTATATGTTTCTATACTTACTTTTTCACGTTCAAATAAGTATCTAGTATAAACATATACATCTACAATACAACGATCTAGTAGATACTTACCATTAAGTCTGATATTACGTAGATGGTCCTCACAAATTAGTAACTGAGTTTGATCATAATTGTTAGCTGTATTGTTAATATCGAAACCATCACGATGTATTTTTCTAGTAACTTCATCTACATACTTAAAGTTCTTGTGTCTCTCTTTGCAAAGTTTAAGCAAAGTAGTCTTACCCGTAGATTGAGCACCTGTAAACGAATATATCATAACTTATCACCTAAAAACTCTTTCCATAATTCTACTGACATACCATGTAAACCTCCAATCAATTGTTCTAGAGATTTAAAGCAATTTTCTACTTCAGATACTGCAACTACTTCTCCAGAGTCTAGCTCAGGAATCACTCTATGTATAACACACCCTACTTTGTCGTATTTTATTTTACTATTATATACCTTTTCCTGAGGATTAAAACCTTTTAATTCAGGATACTCGGTTATAAGACCTGGATGACCGTTAAAGATTCTAGTCTTATCACAAAAGTTAGGAGGTAGTATTCGCAAATATCCATGTAGAGTAACTAGTACATCTTCTTTCCACTTCTCATTAAGTATACTATAGCCCATATAGTCGGCTATATTCATATAGTCTACCTCTTTTGGCCATTTAGGAATGTGAACTAAGCTTACTCTGTCTTGTCCTGGTGGGGTTGCGTCTATTCTATCTACAAGTTTCTTGTTTACCCCCTGTAGGTCTGTACGGTTAGTAACTACGTAATCAGGCCATCTACCTATGCCTTTGCTGATTTCAACAATTTCACTACCAGTTTGAGAGAAGAATGCTACCCATTTTTTATACATAACGCTTTAGAATATGTTTGAACATTTTAGTATTGTACATGATATCTTCTACTTGATCTTCATTAGGTTGAGCAGATATTAGATCAGCTAACAACTGAGATGGCTTGTGAGTTAGACCTTGATCTCCATTGTATCTATAACCTAGTAGACCTGCTACAACAGGATTAGAAGTATCAACAGAACGAATATTATATTTACCAGGGTAGTGTGAGAATTCTCGTGCTAGACTTGCGCCGAGTAGGTGATGCGGTTTACGATAATTCCAGATACCTTCACTAACAAGTCGTTCAATTAAGTGTTGACGACCGTAAGTGAACTTTTCGAGTTTAGTTTCACCATTACCTGTGAGCTGATAGTAACTAAAGTCAAAGCTGATAGCGATATAATCAGCCTTATCCGACATAAACTTATAACATTCAGAGATTTCTTTCCAAGTCTTACCTTGAACAGCACCAATTCTCAAGCATTCCGGTCGTCCTATGTAATCGCTAGTAAACTTCTCCCAGGATTCCATTGTACCTTCTGCATCTTCAAGTACATCAGGTACAATATAGTAGTTAGGATTGATTTTTCTGATCCAGTCAATGTATTTCTGTGGATCAAACGAGTGACCAAGTTCAAAAATGGAATTATCAAGCAAGATTTCTCCTTCAGGGCGCATTGCTTTGTATTTTTCTAGAAACCATTCACAATATTCAGGTTGTTCTTCCATAAGATGAACAAGACAATACTGATAATCGTTATATTCTAAAGATTTCTCTAATAGAGCTATAGGGGATTCATGCGATACCTTAATCATGCTACTATTATATGAATTCTCAATATAAGGTCAAGGATTAAATACTTATAATGGCTTTTAGTTTAGGAAATTTTGTTAAAGATCAAGCTGATACTGTAAAAAGTACGCTAGCTCCATCTAATGTTTTGGAAAGAGTAACTCCAAGACAAGTTAAACAAATTTTAGGTGCTGATCCAAAAAATGCAATAAATAACGCTCTTGGAAATCTTTCTGGTATAAAGATGAGTCAGGTTGTTGCATCAGCAGGACAATATCTTAAAAGTCAAGTTACTAGTCTCATACAAGGTACTATAAGTCAATTAGAAGCTCAAATTGCGGGTTGTATAAACAAAGCGATAAAGGATCTTTTAGATAAAAATCCTATAATTGAGAAAATATTGTTCTTTGATCAATTTATTAATGCTGAGCTTGGCAAACTTAAAAACAAACTTGAGAGTAAAATCGATAATGCTTTGAGAAAATTAGCTTATGACAAATTAAACATACATCAACGCGTGCGTTTTAAACAAAAAATAGCTAGTGCTATTAAAAAAATATGCCCTGATGCATCACCTGCAACTCCTTCTCAAGTTCGTCAGTATAAAGATTTGTTTAACAAAGCTAAAGATAGTGTAAAAGAAGGTTTACAAAAAGATGAGCCTGTAGGAGAGACTATTCCAGCTAATTTGGTAAATAATAGTCCTGCTAGCCCTACTAGTACTCAAGAAGCTATACCATCTGGTTTGATTCAGTGGGAAGATAATGAAATATCTAACACTATGAAGAGGAAATTAAAATCAGACCCTGATAAGTTAGCTGAAGTTTCTGAGGAGGTAAAAAATGAAGCAGTAGCGGATATATATAAAGAAGCTATAAGGCAAAATATAGACGCAAGAGAAGGTACTCCAGTACCATGGAAAGATATGTTCGGTAAACCTGATAAAGTCGAAGGCCCAGTTGCACCGGAATTAGCTGGACCTCAAGTACCTGAGCTTGAAGGCCCGTTAGAATTTTTTACTAATCAAGAATGGTACGAAGATAAAGCAAACTAATATTATGTCCCAAGATTTATATATTAATGCAAGTAAAACTAGTTCGTTAAAAAATACTAAAAAGTATTATGGTAACTATTTAGGTATAGTTATACAAAACAATGACCCGGAAAAGAGTGGTAAAATTAAAGTTTGGGTTCCTCATATTAGTCCTTCTGTTTATTTAAAATGGACAGAATCTAATGAAGATAAGAGTTTTAAATTTATAGGTAAGAATATTAACAGTGATATAACTGATATTGTAGAAGACCTGAAAGGTATTTTACCATGGGCTGTTTGTGCTGCTCCATTAAATGGTACATCAGGATCGGGTAGATATAATGCCTATACTCAAAATGCGACTATATCTGATAGTAATAATATTAATGATCACAATTTCAATGAGAGTTATACTAAAACAAAGTATAGTTTAAATAATGATGGTATAGGAGAAAAACCTGGTAGAAAATATGAATTAAATAATTTAAAAGTTAATGACGCATTTACTGATGCAAGTGAAACTCCTTTCGAAAACGCAAATAAGTATGGTTATAATTATGTTCCATCTACTTATAGTAATTCAGCTAAGGGATCATTTTCTATACCTAATGTAGGTTCTCATGTTTGGGTATTTTTCGATGATGGAGATCCTAATAGCCCTGTATACTTTGCAGTTAGTCATGGCTCTGAAGATTGGAAATCTATATATCAAAACAATAGCAATCCAGGGGTAGACTACCCAGGTAGCTTTGAAAACAAAAACTCTGGGTTACAAGACTATAATCATAATACAGAAACATATCGCAACAAATATGTTATTAATCAAAAGGGTGGCACGTTTGAAATAGTCAATACTGATAATAAAGAGAGTTTAAAGTTTACTCACTTCAGTGGTTCATTCAAAGAGTTGAATAACTATGTAAACATTGAGTTTGCAGTTAATAATGACCAAAAATTAGTTATAGGTGATCAATTTGAAACTATAAGGGGTCATAAAAATGAATACACTCAAAGAGATTATGATTCTATTTGCATAGGTGATAAGTATACTAAAATAGGGAATCAAAAATTTGATATATTTAAACAATACAAAGATCTTTTAGATAATGTTGCAGATGCAAAACAGTTATTCGAAATAAAAAGAGCTAAAAAGATTGAAACTGAGCAAGGTTTTTTCAAAAAGACAAGTGCCTTTCAAACTCAAGATGGTACATTCGGTCCTTGCCCTCTTTGTAAAGATACAAACAGGCACAAAATATGGGATAACAAATATGAGTTTGGTTCTATTGTACATCAATCTTATAATAGTAGTAAGAGTGCTGTCAATTTCGACGATGTAACATCTACTAATGATAATACTAGCGCATTATTAGTATTGCCTAACGATACTAGTGATATGCTTGGCTCTGGTTCTTGTCCTGTTTGCGATGGAAC